AAATAGAGAGAACGCTAGGATTAGAGTGTAGATTTTGTGCATACAAAAAACCTTGTTGGGGTAAAAACTTACAGTATCTACCTCAACAACAATCAAAAGCATTAAATCCTAAATGGGTTTGGTACACTGAAGTAAATAATCCCAGGGAGGAAGTGAATGTCTGATAAACAAAGAAAGCCTATTTTTATTTCAATAAATCCAACTGATGTTGGATATGAATGTAATGTATTACCACCTGTAGATATGCCTAAATTAGAAAGTTATGCAGTTGCATTAACTATGGCATATGGAATGGTAAAAGCTGCAATACAAGAGCCTAACTATATATTTGATTTTGGTGTAGATGCTATGACAGAATCTGAAGAAGATTATAAAGTTAAGTTTGAAGATATACTAAAGCGTAGAAGGGAGAAACTACACTAATGACAACACATCTAGTAATACCAGATCCTCATGTAAAAATGGGTGTAAGTAATAATAGATTTATTTGGGCAGCTAAGTTTGCTAATGAAGTAAAGCCTGATGTAATTATATGTTTAGGAGATTGGGTTAACATGGATTCTCTATCTCATTTTGATAGAGGTAAAAAAGCTTTTGAAGGTAGGAGATACAATAGAGAAATAGAACATGCTGAAGAAGCTTTGTACTATTTTAATAAATACTTAAAAGTAAAAAAATGTAAAAAGATAATGTTGGAGGGTAATCATGAATACAGAATAACTAAATTTGTAGAAGATAATCCTGAGTTGGATGGTAAGTTGAGTGTGGGGGACATACCTTTTGAAGAATATGGATGGGAGGTCCATGAGTATGAAAGAATAATAGAAATAGATGGTATATTATATTGTCATAATATAGCAAGTGGTGTGATGGGAAAACCTATTAGTGGAGATTATGTAGCTTCTAATTTATTAAAAAAGAACTTTCAATCTGCTACTGTAGGTCATTCCCATCTATTTGATTATGCAATTAGATCTATGCATAATGGTAGAAAAATTATGGGACTGAATGCAGGGTGCTATTTACATCATAAAGAAAGTTTTGCTAAAGGTACACAGAGATTGTGGTGGAGTGGATTAATAGTAAAAAGAAATGTAGATAAAGGAGAATACGATTTAGAAACAATAAATATAAAGGAGTTAAAAAATAGATATGAAAACCGCAAATGAGATGCTTACTATTGCTGATAAATTAGTAGCAGGTGATAGAGCAGAAGAGTATGGTGATAAAAAAACTATGCATAATAATATAGCAAGACTTTGGTCTGCATATTTAAATACTAATGTAACAGGACATGATGTAGCTTTGATGATGACATTATTAAAAATGGCTAGAACTAAAGCAGGTAAAGTTACAGAAGATACATATATAGATATGGCAGCTTATAGTGCCATAGCAGGGGAGTTAAAAAATATATAATGAGTAGTTATGTGATAAGACCTAAATACATAGTTGTTGAAGCAACTGAATATAAGACATTAGAAAAAGTAGATCATGATATTATAGCTAATTTTGATGACCTGGAAACGGCACGCAGATTAGTTGATATCAGAAGTGAAGCAGATCAGCTTCAAGGATTTTCGTATAAAAGATATATGGTATATGCCATACAGGAGGAAGATGGAAAATAATTATTTAATAACGCAAGAACAAATTAATACTATATTGAAGTATATGTTTACAAGACCTTATGCAGAAGTAGTGCAGGCAATATCTTTATTAACTAAATTACCTAAGTTAGATCCAAAGATAAAACCTGAATTTGTGCAAGAAGGTGATAAGAAAAAATAATGAAAGACACTGCTGTGTTATTTAAAACCACAGTCCTTATAACTGATAAAGGGGCTGTGGTGGTAGATCATGAATCATTACCTAGTAAAGAAGTTACTAAAAGATTAGGCAACGGTTATTATCCTAGTTTAATAAATGCTATAGTAAGTCATTGTAAATCCAGGTCACATTCTTTTGACGAAGATCTTACAACTTTAGTAAATACTCTTTAAACTGCAGTCATCAACCCTGTGTTAGTATCTTGCTCTACATTTGGTACAGGTCTATATATCTGACTCATTTTCATAGCATCTGATACAGGGGTGGGTGCATCAGGTGAAACAAACTGTTCTTGAGTTGTGTCTTTTTCTGCTGAGTCTTGCACTTCTTTTGGCGTAGGTGGTGTTTTAACTTCTTTCATTAATCCTTCTGTAACTTCTGTATCTGTTTTTACAGGACTTTGGACTGCTGACATATCAGCAAATGTATTTACTAAATCATTAAAATTTAAATCTTTCATAGCATCTAATAAATTTTTTACAACAGATGCATTTGTTACATTACCTTCCATATTAGTTTCAGGCTGTTGCCTAACTATTGATTGCATTAGAGGCTGTTTTAGATTTTCTATTGGTTGTGTTGCCATCTTTTACTCCTAACATTCTAAGAAGCCCTTCCCTATCTTGTTTATTAGTTTTAGGTTTAGGCTTCTTAGATTTCTTTTTCATTAAACTGCTTTTACTATAGCTACGATTACAATTACAGCAACAGCAGCTACGAGGATCTTGCCTTTTTTATTAAGACCATTCCACTTGTCTGTAATTTTAGTTACATATTCTGTTATCATACTTCCTCCATTTGTTTGCTTAGTGTTTTTGCCCGATTGGGGGTTTGTTTTGCCCATCTCGAATCGAGCATCTGACGGCCTGCCTCTACAAAATTATTTTGTTGTAGTGCAGCAATCATCATCTTAAACTTACTAACCCCTGCAAAACCCATTTGATATATCATTTCACACAATATACATTCTGCTTTAGAGGGTATGTTTAAATTATTTTCAGCACAGAACTTATCTTTTAGATCCCATGCTTTCTCAAAATCTTCATCAAATAGTTTGTCCCATCCTTCTTTTGTAGTAGGTATATCTTCTCCGGGTAATATTTTATGACCATAGCCTCCTGTGTCAAATCCTAATGTGTCCTTGTAAACATCTAGTCTATAGCCTTCATGTTGTTTTATTTGTTCTTTTAGAGTTTGTTTTATTACATCAACCATACTATCTCCTATTTCTTTTTACTAATCATGCCTTTGATACCAGGGGCAGCCCTAACACCTAGACTAACACTACAAGCTAGATATAAGAGATGTGTATAATATTCTGGTAAAGTTTCTAAAATTGCAAACCCACGCTCTATGTGTGGTTGCATAAAAGGCAGGAAGGCACAAATTGCTGGAATCATCAGGGCTAGTAAAACAAATTCGTCTTTCCAGCTCCCCTTCATTTGGTCTACAGCCGAAGCCTCCCATGCAACTTTGCCTGCAATTTGTTGCTCTTTCAGACTCTTCTGTGCTTTTATCTCAGTGAGTGCCAAGTCTGCTTTCGCTTTTTTAGTCTCCACGAAACCTTTGACTGTATCGCCTACTATATTTGCGATTGGCCCTAATAACATATTAATCATTGTTCCTCCTTATTTAAAAACTGTTGGTACTTTTATTAGTGGCTGTTTAACTATTAAATCTAATTTTTTTATAACTTTCATTGTTTCTTCAAAGTATATCAACATTTGTTTTTCTAATTGATCAATTTTAAATCTTTTAGTTTCTCCATCCATTTTTTTATCAGAAACTATTAGATTCCTTTGTGCATTTACTTTTGACGCTAAAGCTGCTATTCTTTGTAATTCAGGGTTTATACCCATGAGTTCCACAGTTTCAGGATCATTTATTAATTCATTAAATAGTTTTATTTTTTGTTCGTCTTTAAATTTTTCCACCTGATTTACTGCTGAGTCTGCTTGTTTTTTTAACTCATAGAAATCAGCTTCTGCTTGTGTAAATTTTAAAGGATCTAACTGTAAAAATCTTTTTAAGAATATCATTTCATCTAACCTTTTATCTGGTGCCTCCCCCTCATCAAACAAGTCAAAAATCTCATCAAAAAAATCTAACGCAAATCCACCGACTGCACCTGTAAACGCTCTGTAATAATATTCATATTCAATAGGAGACATTATTAAATTAGACTTTCTTAATTTTAATGGTAAATTTTCTACCATTGATGTTATTAATTTGCTTGTCCAAGGATAGGATTGACCATAATCAGGCAGGCTGTTAGCCATATTTGGAGGTATGATTGGAGATCCAAAGTAAGTTTTGTTTGCTCTAGCATTCCACCAAGGTGATACTAACTGTGGCGTTAATCCTAATCTAAATTGTTGTTGTAGAATCTTAAACGATGTTTTAAAAAATCTATCCATATCACCTCCTGAGCCTTTATCATCAAGAGTTTCAAATACATTTGTTATTATGGATGCAAAAGAACCAAACTCAAAAGGTCTTGGTATCTTTAGATAATCTCCATCACCTATAGGTATCATAAAATGTAAATCTCTTATCTGCTGATTAACATTAAAATATGCAGGATCATTCCTATTAATAGCATATAACATCAAAGATGGCGTGAGGGTATACGCTGTAAATTTACTAACTACAGCCACAGCTTCTTCTCTAGTTTTAAATGCCCTAATTGTTCTATATATACCTTGTAATCCTGCGTTTAAAAAGGGCACGGTAGATGTATACTGTCTAAAAAATGTGTTAGCACCATGCATACCAAAGTCTACAGCCACCTCTCTAGCTGCTAATGCGGCCTCTCTAGCTGAGTATCCTGCTTGTCTTAATAGTTGATATTCAGTAAATCTAGAGGCGTTCTCAAAACTAGTAACTACTTTTCCGTAATTGTCTAAGTATTTAGCAGGTCTATTTAATACATTTTTGTAATTACTATGTCCAAGTTTTCTATAAAATTCTCTTAAAAATGTTTCTGAAACCTCTCCTCTCCATAATGTAGATCCAAAAGATCCACCATTAAGAAAAAATTCTTCATATAGTTGTTTAGATGTAGTGACAGAACCATCTGCATTCCTTAATGCTTGTCCTGTTTCTTTTGATACAACAGGACTATTGCTTTTCATTCTAGATACTAAAGCCCTAACAGTGCTAAGTATAGGTACATAAAATTTATTTCTAGACAATATGGCTGCAGAAAAAGTATCTCTTAATGCGTTAGCACCTGCAAAGAATCCAGGATCTAAAGTAACACCTTTTGTTAATATATTCTTTACAAATCTTCCTGCTCTAAATAAAGCATTAGTTTCTATATATTGTTTAGGACTAATGCTTTTTAATGTGTCAAATAATAATGGATTATTTATTTTATATTTAGATGGCACTATTTCATCGCCTTGTAATCTATATACTAAAAATTCTTTCTCATCTAGAACTGTATTTTCAGATCTAAATAATGTTAGATTATCAAAGTCTTCTAAATCATTTATATCTATTTCATCTAAGTCTTTACCTTTTTGTTTTACTAAAGCTTGTTGTATTTCTTCTTTTTTTATCTTTATTCTACTACCTTTTTTTAATTTAACTTTTCTTGCCCATGCTGTTAAACCGCCTTCTTCTCCTGCTTTTATGCCTTTATTACCTAACTCAATTAAATCAAAAGTATTTCTTAAAATATAATTTTTATATGATGTAGTAATTATACTATTAATATTTTCTAAATAGTTATCAAATAAATTTTTTAAAGGTAGTTCACCTTTACCAAATCCTATAGGAGCACCCCTAAGTCTTTTTCTAAGTTTAGAACCACCTCTAGCTGAAACTTGAAATATCTCATCTACAGACAAATCTCTATATAGTGGGACATAAGGCATTCTTGCATCTAACAATTTTTGTTTAAGTGCAGGGCTTAATATCTGTGCATCTACAGCGAAGTCTAATAACTCAGAGTTAAACTGATTCATCTTTTCTAGAGCAGCTCTATATTCAGGTATAGCATCTCCTCTTTTAACATCTTTAGTCATTTTTACTTTAGCTGCTTGTGCTTTTTCAGCATTGATAAACAACTTATTATATTTAGCTTTGTTTTTAGATTCTAGATCTAATAGACTTTTAGCACCCATATAATCAAAAAATTTATCAGGGTCATATTTTGTAGTTAAGGTATTTTTTAATATGCCTTCTAAACCATCATTACCTGTGAGAACAGATGTGCCATCTTTAAATCTAAATGTACCTTTGAATAAAAAAGCTTCTACCATACCCCCTATTGCAGGCAAGAATCTAGATTCATTATACACACCTAAAGTTTTTTTGTATGTATCTTTTAATCTAGGAAGACTTTTAACTCCCGCTTTTGTGGCAGCCTCTTCTAAATATTTTAGACCTGCATTGCTGTCCAAAATTTGAATAATGCTTCTTTTTAGACCTATGTTATCATAGAAAAAATCTTTTACTCTAGCAAAAGTATTACGCACTAATCCTTGTTTACCTGATGTAACTTCTGCTATAAAACTATCATCGCCTTTTGATACACCCCTATCTTCTACACCCAAAGCCTCATCAGTTTGTTGTTTTACTGTTTTCTTTTTATCTTTTTTTACTTCTTTTAAAACTTTATCTTCTGATTTCTTTATGACGCTTTTTGCCATAGAGTCTCTACTCCAAACAAAACCTTTAGATACGCCATTTAAAAATAAAGGTATTACAGCAGAAGGCACAGCATTTGCTATAGTATTTTTTAGTCTTTCCATTCCAGGATCACCATTAGGATCTGTCTGCAACCACTCAGCTACAGCATTCTTTGTTCCCGGATACTGCATAAATAAGTCTGCTAAGTTAGGATCATAAGGGGCAAAAGCTACAGCATCTACAAGTGCACCTGCACCTAAACCTGCAAAGACTGCTTCTTTTTTTGTAAGTCCTGTGTCTTTTCTAAAAGTTTTTACAACTTCTTCAAAAGGTTTTTTTATTGTATCTTTTCTACCTGTTGCTCCTTTAGCTGCATCAGATAGTAATTCAGCTTGAGTTTTCTTTTTTCTAGCACCTTTTACAATAACATCTACAGTATCTTTTTTAGGCTCTACTCTAAGTACTTTTTTCTTGCCTATGTCATCTATAAATTTGTTTAGATTTTTACCATTCTTTACAAATAGATAACCACCTTTAGCAACTTTATAAGCACCTGTATAAGGTATAAAAAACTGTGATGCAGGTCTTATAAATCTACCTACAGTAGTCTCTCCTTCAGGAACTAGATCGCTAATTTCTATCTGTTTATCTTCAGGCACTACAAAATTATAGGCAGCTTCTACTGCATCTACTACACCACCTGCGGTTTGTGTTAAAACATCTTCTGCAATAATTCCAGTTTTCTTTAAAAACGAATCATCTGATGTTTGTGTTCTATTTTTATTACTAAAAAAATTAGAGTTGTCTTCTCTAATTTTTTTTGATACATCATCAAATACTGACATGTTATTCTATATTATTTAACTTTCTGTAGTTGTCTCTATCAACATACAACCTAGTGCTATTTTCTGGTCTACCATTTGCAATAGCCTCTATCTGTAATCCTGTCTTTTTAGTGCCGTCTTCAAAGAAGAACTCTCCATAAGTATTTTTCCATTCTTCTCTGTCTTTTCTATTTTGTTCCATCTCTTCTTGAGATTCACCAAATAATCTTGGAGGATACTCAGGAGCAACAGATAAGTTAGCAACAGACTCTGTATCTGTGCCTTCTATTGTTGCCTGTTCTTGTCTGTCAGAATCTGGACCTCTACCTTGGAAGTCTGGAAGCCCGTCTACTATTCTTGCAGCTTCTTCTTCTAATGCGTTATAATCTTCTTCTGTATTAGCTATGTTTCTTAAGTCAGTAAGAAGCATTGTTATTTGCTGTTCATCTCCTTTGTCTCTAACAAATTCTTTTACATAGCTAGAGAAATCTTCTGTTTGACTTGGGAAATAAGAATTAACAACAGCAGCATTTTTATTTGCAACTGCAATAGCCTCTGCTTCTCCTGCTTCTCTCTGAGCTGCAGCTTCTTGTTCATCAATAGAGTTATTAATTGCTATAATAGCTTCAATACTACCTGCATTAGAGACTGTTTTATAAGCAGCCTCTGTTGCAAACTTGGTAATATCATCTGTATTACCTTCTCTATAGTCTTCAGGATTAAAACCTGCATTTCTAATATAGTCTTTAAAAGCCTCTCCTTTTAAATCTTTAATATTATTAGTTTCAACACGAACAACTCTGTCTATAAAATCACCAGTATATCGAGCTGCATTTGAAACTAAATTAGCTTTACTAGTAATAGAACTAATATTTAAAGCATCGTAGGTTTCTTGAGGTACAACACCTCTGTCGTAATTATCAAGTATACCAGTGACTATAGGTTCTACATTTCTTCCTGCTAAACTTCTTTGATCGTCTCCTAAAAATCTTAATTGAGTTGTTGCGTTTTCTCCTTCACCAATTATTACAAAATTTTCTTTTGTAGCTATTTTAGAAGTTGATGCAAATGTTTCAACTAATGATTTTATTTCTGATTGACTTGTTCCAAATGTTTCTGTTGTAGTGCCTGTGCCCACTTCTCTAAATAACCCATTACTTTGTGTATTATTTTGAAATAACACATTAAAATCGTCTAGTTTCATGAAAAAAGGTTTATATACAGAGCCTTCTCCTAAAAAGTCTTCTGTTCTGAGATCGTCCACATTGTAATTTGGTGTGTACAGTTTATCAAAAAGTTTATAATTAATTATAGAAGCTACATTAGTTGGCAGTCCTGTAACATAATTTATACCGCCTTGT